CAGCACCACCAGCACCACCAGCACCACCAGCACCACCAGCACCACCAGCACCACCCCGCAGTGAGGCCTCCCGCCTGCGCCCACGCTCCCGGACCGTCTGCCTCTCACCGGCAGGCGCGCCCAGAGCACGCGCCACGGCGACACCCGCCCGACCAGCGTCCCGGCAGGCGGCGCAGATGCAGGCGGCGGGCTCGCCGGCCATGGCCAGCACGTGCTCCGCCTCGGACTGTAGAGTCTCCCGGGCGACAGCGCCCCACCCTGACGTCGTGCTCATGGCCTCACCGACCCAGCATGCGGGCAGGCACGCCACCATGGTGGCCGCTCCGGCGGCGGCCGTCAGGACCGCCTGCCAGTCGGCAGCTGTCGGAGCGTCGGAGTGGCTGTGGGGGCCCAGCGCGTCGGCGTCGGCCCACGGCAGGTCCGCGGCATCGCCGATGCCCCTCTCCTCATAGGTGGGGACGTCTATGGCCGCCAGGTCGTGCGGGTCAGCCGGGGAGACGGGCGCCCACGCGTCGGCGCCACCGAGCGACAGGACGGTGGCGCCGACCATGGGGATATCCCCGGCGGAGATGCGGTGGATCATGATGTCCTCTCATGCGATGGTGATGGATATGTCGTGCCCCGGGCCGGTGGCGCTCCGGCCCATAGTCCGCTGGGCGGGGGCGGCCCGTCAGACGACGGGCGTGATGGCTGCCGCGTCCCATGGCAGATCGTCACGCTCGGACGCCAGGGCGAGGGCGGCGCGGATGCCCGCGGCCACCTCCCGGCGGTAGCGGGCAGCGACGCCGCCCACCTCGTCTAGGGCGACGTCACCGTAGCCGGCGGCCGGGTCATCCGGCTCCGCCATCCCCTGGTAGGCGCCGGCGTCATAGTCACCGTCGGTGACCCACCGGACGGCGAGGGTCGCGGTCCGGTGGGTGGGGTCCACAGCGATGTACTCCTCCCTGTAGAGGGAGTCATCGTGGGCATAGCCGTAGTGGCAGGCGGCGGCACTCATGAGCGCGTAGGGCTCATCATCGTAGAGCGGCAGGTCCTCGACGTAGTGGGCGCCCTCGCGGGCGACGGCGCGCAGCCAGCGGCGGGCCTGAGACTGAGGTGTGCTGGGCATGGTAGGGGAGTCCTCTCTGCCCCCGCCCAGCACGCTGCTGGGCGGGGGCTTGGTGGCGGGTAGGGGTCAGCGGTCGGCGCGGGCGAGGGCCATGAGGGCGGCGCCCGCCATGAGGGCTGCGGTGGCGCCCATGGCCAGGGTGGCGGCCATGGTGGTGGAGGGGCCCGTGTGGGCGAGGGCGACGCGGGTGCCGTCGGCGGCGTACTGGTCATCGGCGTCGGCCAGCACCTCAGGGGAGTCCGCGGCCACGCTGGGGAGGACGTCTCCGTCACCGGTGTTCTCCTCCACGGTGGCGTCAGGGGCGTCCTGGGCGCCGTAGGCGGGCCCGGAGGCGTCCGCCGCACCCTCAGGGGAGTCGGCGTCCTCCGGGCCGTCAGCGGCGCCCTCAGGGGCGTCAGGGGCCGTGCCGGCCGGCACCCACGACCAGGTGCCGTCGTCCCAGGTGCGGTACTCGCCGCCCTCAGACCGCCACAGGCCACTGTCGCGGGAGGCGTCATAGCAGCCGTCATAGGTGTCCGCCTCCGTGACGCAGGGGCGCAGGACGTCACGCAGGTGGGTGCGGCCGCCCGGTGCGGGCTGCTCATCCATAGAGGGACCGCGGCCCGTCTGTGGCGTATCGACCCAGCCGTCGTCGGTGGTCTCCGTGTCGTCGGTGGCGGGCGGCATGTCCCCGACGGTGGCGGCGTGGGCGTGCGGCGCCGCGAGCGCGCACAGGGCGATGGCCGCGAGCGCGGCCATGATGATGGTGATGATGCGGCGGAGCATGATGGTGTCCTCTCATGTGGTGATGGGTATGTCGCGCCCGGGGTGGGAGTCGGACCCGCCCTGCGACCATCCGGGCTAGTGAGGCTGTCAGGCGATGACGTGGGTGCAGAGGCCGTACCCGTCCCACGGGCCCTCAGCCTCAGCGCCGCACGCGTCACAGGCGCCGTCGGTGGTGCTGCACGCGCGGGCGACCGGCGACGCGGCGCCGAGACCGGGCACGTCCTCACCCGCCTCCACGCGGACAGCGCAGCGGGAGCAGAGGACCGCGCCGCGCTCACCCGGGTCGAGGACGTACCGGCGTGCCGCGTCGGCGGTGAGCGGCTGCACGGCGAGCACCGTGCAGGGCAGGGGGTCGAGGGTGTCCCCGTCGTCCCACGTCTCCACGGGCAGGCGGACGATGACGCACGGACCCTCGCGGCGCAGGATCGCCCGCAGGTCCGGGCCACACACCTGCGTCTCGGTCTCGCCGCGGGTGCGGCCGGGCTCAGCCGGCCCCCAGCCGTCCCAATCCGTCATGGCGGTGTCCGTCAGGGCGGACGCGCCGTCGGCCTCCCACGCGTCAGGCTCCACGGTGACCATGGTGCAGGCGTCGTCATCGGTGAGGTGCGCGCAGTCGTCGCACAGGACGACGGGGGTGCCCACGGGCATGGGGACGCGGGCGATGTCGGAGCAGATGCGGTACGGGGTGCCGATGATGGTCATGATGAGGTCCTCTCGGGGTCAGTAGGGTGGGGGATGGAGCGCTCTAGAGCCTGCCGCTCCCAGAGCCGCCAGGTGGCGGCCATGCCGGCCGCGACGTCTAGCCAGTGGACGCCGCGGCGCGTGTCGTCTATCGCGGCCGCGGTCAGGATCGCGGTCAGGGCGAGCGCCGGGTGCACGGCGGTCACCACCGGGCGACCGTGTGGCCGGCGATCAGGAGGAGGGAGTCGCCGCGGCCGTCTCCCTGACGGTCGGCGTGCCAGACGCAGGCGGCCTGCCCCTCACCGGTCTCCCACTCACAGGCGGGGACCGGTGAGGCGACGCGGCCGGTGAGCACGCCGGCCAGGAGGGTGAGGCAGCCGATGACGACGACGAGGGCGGCGACAGCGGGGCGGGTATCCATGATGGTGTCCTCTCATGTGGTGATGGGTGTGTCGCGCCCGGGGTGGGAGTCGGACCCGCCCTGCGACCATCCGGGCTGACCGCGGCGTCAGATGCTGCGGTCCTCATAGAGGCGCGCCATGACCTCAGCCCCCACGGCGACGACCATGGGGGCGAGGGCGGCGCACGGCAGCCACCGCCAGGCCGCGAGCGCGACCACGGCGGCGACCAGGGCGCACGCCAGGATGACCGCGCACGCGGCGACCGTCCGGCAGACGGCGGCGGCGCTCACTCGGCCTCCTCGGGGAGGGTGATGCGGATGCCCAGCAGTGCCTCTCGAGCGTAGGTGGGCCGGCAGGCGGCAATGTCGTCGTCGATCTGGGTGAGGACGTCGCCGATGGTGACGCCGTCCTCGATGGGGTACTCCAGATCGTAGGCGCCGCCGATGGCGTCGGTGAGGGTATCGGTGCTACGGTCCCACAGGATGGTGCCGCCGGTGACGGTGTCGGTGACGGCGAGGGTGGTGCTGACGGTGGTCATGGGGGTGCTCCTCTCGGGCGGGGCGGGCGGGGTGCCCGCACCTATGTCAGCCCACCACCTCGCGCGGAGACGTAGGGGGCTACCCTCGTCTCTGACGGGGCGGGAGGGCTGCTGGAGGCCCCCGCCTGAGGTGGTGGACTGGCATAGGCGGACCGGTGCGTGGTCGCCGGTCAGTGTCTGCGGCCCATCGCATGGCGGCGGTGCTGACTACCTCGCGCCCCTCTGGAGCATCCCTCGCGCCGCTGTGTGCCCTCCGTGGGCGCGGTCGTGGGGTGAGTGTGCCTGGCGGTGCCGCCCGCTGTGCGGGCCTCTGCCGCGACCGTGCCGGTCGCCTATGGCCAAATAGTGTGGAGTTATCAATCTCACATGTCGCCGCTCGCGCGGGCCAGGGGGTGCCGGCCTCCGCCCCGCCGTAGCGGCCGATCCAGTTGTCATCTCCGAGGCCCTGTCACCGCCTCGGCGATGGCCCTAGTGTAGGCAGATCTGGTCACCCCACGTCAAGCGGGATTTGTGTGGCGACGGTCACGCATGAGTCGAGATGGATCCATAGGCCCCACCGATCGCACACATGTACACACTGCACTCAGTGCATCTCTGCACCCGGTGCACCGACGGAGACCGACCCGCCCTCGCGCGCGGGCACACACACGCGCACACGCGCACGCGTAGGCGCACGCACCCTGAGCGAAGCTCAGGGCCGGGGGCACCCCCGGGCCCCGCCCCATGGGAGAGTCGCCGACCGTCGGTCGGTCAGATCGCACAGGAGCCGATCTGAGGGCCTATCGACACCCCACCCCTACCGGGCACCACCCAGGGGGGGCAGAGGCCGTCAGAGGGGCTCTCAGGGCCTCTGAGGGGCATGCCCGGGGCAGGGAGTGTCCGCCACCTCGACCCGACCCGACCCATCGCCGCACCCACCCACCCTGACCGACCGGTCGGTCAGATAGAGAGATCAAAAAGGAGGGGCGCCCCAGGTGGGGCGCCCCTCCTACCGACCGGTCAGTCGAGGTAGCCCTCGGCCGCGATCCGCTCGGCCTGCTCCACCTCGCCGCGCGCCAGGTCGAGGTGCCAGGCCAGGTCGATGCCCCGCGCCACCCGGGCGCGGCGGTCGGTCAGGGTGTCGAGCAGCTGGTCGCCCAGGGCGAGCTGCCCCGCCACCCTGACCGACCGGTCGGTCAGGGCCTCCATCTCGGCGACCGCGGCCGCGATCGCCTCCGGGTCGGCGGTGACCTCGCTCATGACGCCGTCGATGATCCGGTACTCGGTGGTGTCCATGTGTGCCTCCTAGGTGATGTGTCGGATGGACGCCTCCACCCTAGGGGGGCCTGATCTGCCGCAGAGTGCCGCGCCCGCCTCCCTCGACCGACGGTCGGTTCAGGCCGCCGACCGTCGGTCGGTCTACGGAAAATCTCACCATGCGGACAGAGAAAACCTACCGACCGGTCATGTCAGGACAAAGCGTCTAGGACCCAAGTCCCCTACCGACCGGTCAGCCACACCGCCCACGCCCATCTTCCCGCGCCATCCCAGCGACCGTGAGATGCAACACAACGTCAAGCAACCTTAACCAACCAGGCGGCAACCAAGCCAACCAACCGGTCAGCCACACCCGCCCATAGCCGCCGCCTACACCCCAGCACGCCCCATACCTATGCCCTATCAAACACACCCCCACCCATAAGACCGCGCAGACCATGCTGTACGTACAGACCACACACACCAGCCCACCCACACGGGCCACACAGCACGCCCGCACAGCACCGCACACACAGACCACACACCCCACCCCGTACACCCACCCCCTACACGCCACCCCACACACCCCACCCCTACAGGCCGCACAGCACGCACGGCCCCTACCACACACGCGACACGCACAGCCCCCACCGCACGCACGGCCCATACCACACACACGCGCCACACAGCACACACAGCACACACGAGACGAGCAGCGCACACAGCACGAGCAGCACACACAGCACGAGCAGCACACACAGCACGAGCAGCACACACAGCACGAGCAGCACGAGACGCACAGACGACGAGACACACAGACGACGAGCGCAGCGAGCAGCACGAGCAGCGAGACGCGCGTCACAGCGACGAGCGAGACGGGGGAGAGGATACCCCGGGCCTGCGGGGCGCAGCACCGCTACGCGTAATAGGCGCTCTGTATGCGTGCGCGTTCCTTAAGCCGACTTGATACATTTGTCAAGAGGCTAGCGCGCTCTAGTTGCGAGAGACTCATCACAACGCCTCGGGGGACGACAGAGACCCGCCCCCTGAGGCGGAGAGCAGGTCGGATGATACCCAGGGCTCCCCGGATAAGGAACCATAGGCAGATGACAGGTCGGGCACTCGTGCCCGGTGACCGCCACCCAGCCCGTGAGCGGGTGCGGGTCATCGGGGTCCTTGACCCGGCGGACAGGCGGCCGGCGGCTCAAGCGGCGACCTGGATCTTGTCGCCGGTGCAGGGCTGGTAGGCGGCGGGCAGGTCCCGCCGGAGCGGGATGCTGTGGCGGGGCCGGCGGTGGCGGAGCAGTGCCCTCAGGCGGCTGCCGCCGTCGTTGCTGGCGAACCAGCCGGTGAGCTGGGCGAGGGTGAAGCGGCGGGGCCGCAGGTGCTTGTGCTCGCGGACGGTCAGGGTGCGCCCGTCGGGGAGGGTGTAGACGGTGGTGGTGGTGACGGTGGTGGTGGCGGTGATGGTGTCCATTGCGGGTTCCTTCCTGTGTGTGCCACAATATAGTGTACTCGCTGACGGCCCGCAATGGGTCTTTGGTCCTGATTTTCTGGGAGGTTGTTGTGGCTGAGAGGCCTTTGCCGTACGCACCGATTTGTGATTCTCGTCTCTCGATTGCTGCGAGGTTGGTGTACGCCTACCTGTGGCGGCGTGGCCTGGGGGAGGGCTGGGTCGCGGTCTCTGTGAGGGGGACGGCGAGGGCGCTGCACCTGTCCGAGACGACGGTGCTGAAGGTGTACCGCGCCCTGGAGAGCGACGGCTGGCTCTGCCGCCGGTGGAAGACGCCGGTGAGGCAGGAGGGCCGCCTGAGGGAGGACGTCATCCGCCCAGCGTAAAGGCGAGACACGGAAGAGGGGTCCTGCACTGTGACGGTGCGGGGCCTCTTTTTCTGTGCTCGGGTCGGGGCTCGTCCTGACTGAACGCGTAGGGGCGATTCTGAGGGCCTGAAATCTCTCCGCCGGGCGCGGGTACCGGGGCGGGGGTGTCAGGTCGCCCTAGGGGCCTTGCAGCGCGTCTGAGCGGGGGTTTTCGCGGTGGGGGTAAACCCAGGGGCGAGGAGGGACACCGAAGGTGTCCCGACGAGCCCCTCCCCGAGCACACAGGACCACAGCCACCAGAAGCAAGCCAGACCGCAAGATCACGAGGAGCAAGGAGAGAGAAGGAGACTCGTCGCCCCAGGCTGACCGTCACGTCCGGGCAGGCCTGAGGCTTCGCTTTCCTCCCAAGCCCTTACCTCGTTGAAGGACATCTCGCTTGTGCGGAGCGCCTGCTGTGTGGGCGCCCCTGTGTCTCGTCTGGGGTGGTTGTCTGTTCAATGTTTTTGAGACCCCCGCGCCTCCCCCGCCCCTTGAGGGGCGGGGGCTGGGGGGTGGGGTAGGTGAACCAGCTCCCAGGGGGCTGAAGGGCTGCGAGGGAGTGCGGGCGGCCCCTCGGCGGATGCTCGGATGGGGCGTCCGGTCGGGGCGCCCGCCAGAGCGGGGCGCCCCTCGCGCGGGCGCGCACGCGTCTCAGGACAGGTTGGATAAGACAGGTTGGGTAGGGCAGGTTGGGTAGGGCCCCCCTCGGGGGGGCCTGGTTGTGCGTCAGGGGGGGCTGGTTGTGCGTCAGGGGGGGGCCTGGTTGTGCGTCAGGGGGGGGCCTGGTTGTGCGTCAGGGGGGGGGGCCTGGTTGTTGCGCTGCCCGGCTGTTGTGTGGTAGTGTTGTTGCATGAGCAAAGGAAGAGGAGGCAGGCCGAGCGGATCTTCGGTCATGCCTACTGATAACGACTGGCGCGTTCTGCGTGCCATCATCCGCACCATCGTCCGAACCAACCGCAGGCCTCCCAAGGAGGCCCCCTGTGACTCGGAGGTGTCCTGTACGCTGAGTCTCATGGACATCGCGGACGGGGCTGGCGTGTACCCGGGGAACGTTCGCAGGTACGTCCGCCGTCTTGAGGAGCGTGGCCTCCTGCGTCGTGAGCACGGTGCGGGATCGCGTCCGACTATCTACTACATGACCTTGGCGGCGCTGAGTGGCGCCCATATCCTCCTGGATGCCGTGGTAGGCATGGATGGCCCCTGGCCGAGCCGAGACAGCTACAAGTACTGAAAAAAGTGCCCGCCCCGGCACCGGAAACGCCGGGGCGGGCGGAAAGGACCCTCCCATGGGTTACCGGATATTAAACCAGATGACTCACCTGTCTGTCAAGTTGACGATGGCGGAGCGTCTTGTTGCCATGGTTCTGACGCAGGACATGGCTGACTCCTCGGCTTCGGGGACGCCCAGTGTTGACTACCTGGCGGGCGTGTGCGACCTGCGTGTTCGCACGGTCCAGAAGGCGCTTCTCCGCTTGGAGGAGCTTGGGCTTCTCTCGCGGCAGCATGGCCGTGGGCGCGTTGTTGGCCCTAAGGGGCAGCGTACGACGCTGTATGTGTGGGACGAGGCCGCCGCCCTGGGGCAGGCGTTGTCTGACAAGGCGATTCTGCGGCGGGGTATGGCGTCGAGGAGGCCTTCGGACCAGCGGCGCCGGTACGGGTGTCTGGTGTCGGAGATGGATGATGCCGGTACGCCTTCTGTCCTGGCGGATGAGCGGCCGGATGAGGGGGAGGCGGATGAGCCGTCTTCTGCGGCGTCTCCGTCTGAGCCTGCTCCCGAGCCTGCTCCTGAGCCCGAACCGGAGCCAGCGCCTGCCGCTCCTGCGAGCGGGGGGTTCCCGTCTCACCCGGAGTGGCGGCGGTACGAGGCCGCCTTTCTGGCGATCGGTAAGCGTCTCAACCGGTTCAGTGTCCGGGCGTGGCTGCGGTTCGTGCAGCAGGACGGGATGTCCCCGCAGGCGATCGACGCCAGGGCTGCGCTGGCCGCTGACTGCGCGGAGCAGTACGTGAAGGATCTGCGGGCTGAGCGTCGGGGCTTCGATGCCGCGAGGGAGTACGCGAAGTCTGCTGAGGCGTTCCTGGCTGAGGGGGAGTGGCGGGCGCATCGTCCTCGTCCTGAGGCGCCGCAGCCGGAGCCCGGTGAGGCCATGGAGGACAGGTGCGGTGGCGAGTCGGCGCCTGAGGTGCCGTTCGAGGAGCGGTACCCGGAGTATGCGCGGGCGGCTGCTGGTGATGAGGCTGCTGTTGAGATGCTTCGTCGTGTGCTGCCTTCTCGGTTCTTCGAGGCTCCTGCTGGTGTGCCTGCTAGGTGGCCGGGGCTGATTGGTGTGCTTGGTCTGCGTGAGTCGTTCTCTGCTACGGCGGAGGATCGTGCTGCGTTCGCCCAGGCGGCGGGTGCGGGCTGCGAGGGTGTGCCGGAGTCGCCCCAGGGGCCTGAAGAGCCTTCTGGGGAGGTTCCCGAGCCTGTCTGCGAGGAGGCGTCTCAGGCTGTCGGTGAGCCTCTTGCGGGGCGGGGGGTGTCCTGGGAGGTTGCGCCTGTTGGCGAGCCTTCTAAGGAGTATGCGGAGGCTTGTGCGCGGCCTTGGGAGCCGCGTTTTGAGCCTCCTGCGCCGCCGCCGGCTGCGTCGCCCGACGCGCCCGTGGTGGATGATGAGTGGGGTATCGGTGCGGCTGAGAGGGCTGCTCTTGCGGCGCCGTACTCCGCTGTGGGGTCGGCTGAGGAGTTCCGTGAGCAGGCTCTGCTGGCGTCTCAGGGGACGCTGGGGGACTGGGAGTGACCGCCAGCCCCAACCGTACTACAGTTGGCAGCACCACGAGAAAGGAAGAAGCAGATGAGTGCAGTCGATAATGTTGAGCAGTCGATCCTCGGGATGAGGCTCCTCGCCTCGGACGCCGTGGACTACGTCATCCGCGACCGGGTGCGCGACTACATGTTCGCCGACCCGCGCAACGCCGCCCTGTGGCGCATGTGCGAGACCCTCCAGCAGGAGGGCGGCCGCCCGGACGCGGTCACGCTCGCAGCGAACCGGGAGCGCATCCCCGCCCTCGAACGGGCGAGCATCGACGACGACTACATCCTGGACCTGATCCACTGGGCGCCCGCCGCCGCCGACGTCGTGGCCGACACGTACGTCCAGGCCCTGGAGGATGCGTACAGCCTCCGGATGATGCAGGCCGCTCACATGCGGACGGGCCAGCTGCTCCAGGCGAACGACTCCCCCATGAACATCCTCGGGGACATCCAGAGGCTCTGGGCCGACGTTGACGGCCAGTACGCGCCCGTCGGGGTCCGCGGCGGCGACCTGGAGGAGGCGTTCACCTCCTGGCTCGACGGCGAGGACGGGTACTCTCCGACGCCGTGGTCCTGCCTGAACCAGCTCATTGACGGGTGGCGTCCGGGCGGCCTGTACATCATTGGTGCCCGCCCCGGGGGTTTCAAGTCCGCGTTCGCGCTCCAGGCTGCTCTGGGCCGGTCTGCGACGGCGCCTGTCGCCCTGTCGTCCCTGGAGATGAGTCGGCAGGAGGTGATGGCGCGCCTGGTGTCCGCGCGGGCGCGTGCGCCGTACCGTGAGGTGATTGCTGGTGATCTGACTCCTGCGCAGCGTGAGCATGCGGGTCGGATCGCCCACGAGGTGGCTGGTCTGCCTCTGAGCGTGGACGACCGGTCCAGCGTCGGCATTGACGATGTTCGTGCGCACGCCCGGGCGGTCAAGCAGCAGTACGGGGGCCTGGGCATGGTCGTGGTGGACTACCTTCAGCTGATATCGTCTCCGAGGGGTGATCGTCGTCCTCGTCATGAGATCGTGGCGGACTTCAGTCGTCAGCTGAAGATCATGGCGGGGGACCTGGAGTGCCCGGTGGTGGCCTTGTCTCAGCTGAACAGGATGGCTGAGGAGGGTGGGCGGCCGTCGATGGCTCACCTGCGTGAGTCTGGGGCGCTGGAGCAGGATGCGAACGTGGTTCTGCTTCTGTCGTGCCCGGACCTGGGGGACGGCATCTTGGACAAGTCGCGTCTGAACGTGGCTGTGGCGAAGAACCGTCAGGGGCCGACTGGTTTGTGTGTGCTTGAGCGGGTGCGGGACAGTATGGCGTTTGAGGGGTGACCCTGGGGGCTTGCGCCTCCTCTTGTGTGCTGCTATGGTTGGTGGTGTGCCCGTATCATCCCGGGCGCACCACCAACCATCATGTTGAAAGGAACTCAAGTGAGCAGCAACGGCTTTAACGTCCACACCCGCTACGAGACCGTGGCGGTGACCCCGACCCAGTTCGCCGAGGCCCTCGGCGCCCACAAGGTCACCGTGCTCCGGTGGATCAAGGCCGGAAAGATCAAGGCCACCTGCATCGACCGCTGCTGGCGGATCCCGGTCACCGAGTTCGACCGCCTCGGCCTGCCCCGCCCCGCCGTCAAGGACGAGGGCAGCAAGTGACCGCCACAGCAGAAAGGAACAGTGCCTTGGAAACCGATATCACCCCGTTCGCCTACGGCGACCAGCAGGTCCGCGTCGTCACCCGCGACGGCGAGCCCTGGTTCGTGGCCAGGGACGTGTGCGATGTTCTGGCAATCACCAACGCCGGGAACGTCCTCGCCGCCCTGGACGAGGACGAGAGGAGTTCCATCCACATTGCGGATGGAACCTCAGGGAACCCCAACAAGGCCCTTGTGTCTGAGGCAGGCCTGTACTCGCTGATCTTGCGGAGCCGCAAGTCTGAGGCGAAGGCGTTCAAGCGGTGGGTGACGCACGATGTCCTCCCGAGCATCCGGAAGCGGGGCGGCTACCTCACTCCTGCGGCTGCGGAGAAGGCCCTGACCGACCCTGACTTCATCATCCGGCTCGCCACCTCGTTGAAGGAGGAGCGGGCCCGCCGTCAGGCCGCTGAGGCCCAGATCGAGGCCGACGCACCCCACGCCAGGTTCGGCCGAACCATCTCTGGCACGGACGGTGACCTCCTCGTCAAGCAGGTCGCCGACCTCATCACCCAGGGCGGCTACCCCATCAGCCAGGTGACACTCTTCAAGTGGCTCCGCAACCACGGGTGGCTCTGCGCCAACCAGGGGCGCCTCTGGAACTCCCCCACCAAGTGGGCCCTCGAACAGGGGTACATGCGCTCCACCGTCCTGGTCATCTCCACCAGCCGCGGCGACCAGGAGAAGACCACGCCCCGCATCACCACAGCCGGCCAGGAGAACCTCATCGACGGCTGGCTCACCGGACGCTACTCGGAGGACAACTGACCATGGTCAACACGTATCAGCCGATCAACTCGACAGCCCTTGAGGCTCTCGCTCTCATGCGGGACCAGGCGGAGTACAGGCAGGTGACGATCTCGTCCACCGCCGTCGGCAACGCCCTCGGCGTCAAGCAGGAGACCGCCCGCCGTAACATGCGGTCCCTCATGGACATGAACCTCCTGGAGGTCGTTGTCCCTCAGAAGGGGGCTCTCGCGGCCACCTACCGGATCCCGTCGGCCGCCGTCGCACTCCTCGACGCCCTCAACGGCGTCAAGAAGCCCATCGCGACACGCCTGGACAAGAATGAGACCCTCTGCGCGCCCGCGGACGGCGTGATCGTCCTCTCCGACGGGGTGTGGAACGTCAGCAACAAGGCCGCAGACCCGCCCCTTCACGTCCGGGTCTGCGGCCGCGCCCAGGCCTCGATATCCGGGAACATCTGCGCGATCGCGGCCGACTACGCCCAGATGACCACCTACGAGGGTGTTGAGGCGCAGGGGACAGGCTGGTCGTGCGTCCGCGCCCTCGGCGGGGTCGTCCACCTGTACGGGCGGTCCGTGGGGGTGTCCCCCGTGACCGGGTCCGTGCTGGCCTGTGAGGAGTCCACGGCGTACGTCGCGGGGACCACTGTCCTGGACGCGTACGACCAGTCCACGTGGCACGCCACCGACACCGCGGTCGTCCGTGCCGGTGGCCGGTCCCGTGGGACCCTGACGGGTCGCGCGACGGCCCACCTGACGAACGAGGCTGTGGCCAGGTCGTCCTGGTACGCGTCCGTCCTCCTGGACGGGGACGCGATCGCGGAGGGCGGTGAGCAGGTCAGGGAGGAGGACGTCTCCTCCGGCGGGGGAGTGCTCGAGCTCTACGGGGCCCTCCACGGCGGGAAGGCACGCCTGTACAAGGTCCTCCCGGAGGACCGTGTGAGCGGCAGGCCCTTCGACAAGCCCACGGAGTGGCGCGTCAACTCTGACGTGGAGTGCGATGAGTGGATCCCGGGCCCGGCCGCTGGGGGAGGCCTGTTCCTGTACGCCACGCTGACGCACGCCGTGACGGCCGTTGCGAAGGACGAGGTGATCATGGAGGTCACCGCGGACCCGACTGACGTCTTCTCGGTGGGTGACGGCGTGGTGAAGGCTCGCCGCGTCCACGTCGTTGAGGATCTGAGGTGGAAGTGGTGAGGGTCAGGGGGGTGAGAGCAGGCGGCCGCCCGGGTGAAAGGAAGGAAAGCCCCGGACGGCCGCCCCGCTCCGCCTATTATTGCGCCATGTGGTCGAAAGGGTCAAGGCGCGGCGGCCCGCTGCCGCCAGGCTGGAGAAAGATCCGTCAGGCGGTCATCCGCCGCGACGGCGGGCGCTGCGTCTTCTGTGGCGCCCCAGGAAACCACGTGGACCATATCGACCCGGACGGGCCGCACGACCTGTGGAACCTGCGGCTCCTGTGCCAGCTGCACCACATGCAGCGGACTGCGGAGCAGTCACACGCGGCCCGCCGCGCCCACGGGTGGGCGAAACCGAAGCGCGCGCATAGACCAAAAGGCAAGCACCCGGGTATGCTATAGGGGTACAGCACAGCATTAGGAGGGTGTTATGGGCAGCAGGGGGCCGATCCCCAAGAGGACAGGGCAGGGGCACAGGATCACCCAGGCCAGGAAGGTCAAGGCCGGAGTCAAGCGCGTCCGTGTCAAGGACGGCGTCGTCAAGCCGCCCACCGCGGACCCCGAGTGGCACCCGATCGCGAAGGCGCTCTGGCAGGCCGTCAAGGACTCCAAGTACACGATCTACTACGAGCCGTCGGACTGGATCCTCCTGTTCGACGCCTGCGACGAGATCAGCGTCTACAAGTACGGCGGCATGAACCGGTCCGCGGTGATGCGCGCCTCCCTGAACCAGATGCTCTCCGGTCTCCTCCTGACCGAGGGGGACCGGCGTCGGGCGAGGATCGAGATCGAGCGCGACACGAAGGCTGAGCCCGAGGAGTCCGCCGGCATCGTCGCGATGAAGGACTTCCTGGCCAAACGCGCCTCGAACGGCTGACCGCGGGGGATGATGGCACTTGGAGCGCACCGCCATTGACCCTATGTGGGACGCGCCGCCGAGGGAGCGGCTGATCACCATGCCCAGGGAACTCCCTGAGAGGACCCTGGGGCTGGTTGCTGCGGCGTGGATGATCGACAACCTGCGGCAGCCGAACGGGCCGCGCGCGGGTGAGGCGTTCACGCCGACGCCGCAGCAGATCGAGTTCCTGATGCACATGTATGCCCTGAATCCTGACGGGTCGTGGGTGTACAACTGGGCGGTCAGGCGCCTGGGAAAGGGAAGCGGAAAGCTTGTGCCCCACGTCACGCCCATCCTGACGACGAGGGGGTGGAGCACGCACGGGCGACTGAAGGTCGGAGACCAGATCTACTCCGGCTCTGGGAAGCCGACCACGGTCATCAGGCTCCACGAGGAGCGCGATGACTGCGACCTGTGGGACGTCCGCTTCTCCGACGGCGTCACGGAAACCTTCTCCGGTGGCCACTTATTCATCGTGGACGAGTTCGTCGGCGGCGCCAAGCGCAAGCGCGTCACCAGGAGCGTCGTGGACATGCTGGACAGCGGGCTCATGTTCAAGCGGCCTCTCTCGCCGTCCTCGCAGTGTACTCGCCCGGACGTCACGAAGTACGCTCTGCCGCCTCAGCCGGTACTTGAGATGCCCGAACGCGATCTCCCCGTAGACCCGTACGTCCTGGGCTACTGGCTGGGCGGCGGAGACGCGGACAGCGGCCGCATCACCTGTTGGGACGAGGATGAGCCCCACCTTTCTGCTGCTCTTCGCCGGGCCGGCTATTTCACTGCTGTGAGGGCGGACAACGGCCGCGGCCGTCGCGTCAGGTTTGGCCGAGACGGGCGGGGAGGGCGCCTCTACGGTGGGGCTGCGGACCTCGGCGCCGCACGGGTCCTCGGGCGCAAGCATATCCCCGACGTCTACCTGTACGCCTCCGCCGAGCAGCGGCGCGCTCTTGCTCAGGGGCTCCTGGACTCCGACGGGTACGTGGCGCGGAACGGCTCGGCGGAATGGTGCACCGTACGCAAGGAGATGGCGTACCAGTTCGCTCAGCTTCTCCGTACTCTCGGCGTCAGGGTGAACGTCCGTGAATCGGACGCGACACTCAACGGCCGCGTCGTCGGCAAGAGGTACCGACTCACCTTCAAGCCCTACAGGCACCAGCGGCTCTTCACACTCCCCCGCAAGATCGAGCGCGTCAAGGAGCAGAAGCGGAAGCCGCAGCCGATCACGATCCGCAGCATCACCCGGGCGCCCGACCAGCTAGGCCGCTGCATCAGCGTGGACGGCGACGGCACCTACCTCGTAGGCGAGACGCTCAAGCCGACCCACAACAGCCCGTTCGCCGCCGCTTTGTCGATGTTCGAGATGCTGGGCCCTTGCCGGTTCGACCGGTGGGACGTTTCCTCGCCCCTGGGTGTGGAGGGTAAGACGATGGCGATGGCGTGGATCCAGGTCGTCGCCACCAGTGAGCAGCAGACGAAGAACACGATGCGCATGGTGCGGGCGTTCGCCGCCAAGGGGTCCCCGCTCGCGCGCCGGTACGGGCTGACGGTGGGGAAGACGTTCCTGGACTCCGTGTCTGGGGATCAGCTGGAGCAGAAGGCCTCCTCCTCCAGGTCCCTGGAGGGCGGGGAGACATCGTTCACTGTCTGTGACGAGTTGGAGCACTGGGTGCCGTCGAACGGCGGTCCTGAGCTGATGAACACGATCGAGCAGAACGCCGCCAAGACCGGGGCGCGGACACTGCACACGTGCAACGCGTGGGTGCCCGGGGAGTCCTCGGCGGCCGAGGCGACGTTCGAGGACTGGGTGGCTCAGGAGGAGGGGCGGACGAGGAACCGGAAGAAGATCCTCTACGACGCCCGTATAGCGCCCCCGAACGCGGCCCTGGTGGATGACCCGCCGGAGCACATGGTGCCGCTCCAGCAGGCCCTGGAGTTCGTCTACGAGGGGTGCCCATGGGTGGACCTGGAGGCGACGAAAGCGCTGATCTGGTCCCCCAGGTACACGGAGTCGAGGTCGATCAGGTTCTTCCTGAACCGGCCGAACGCCGCCGACAACGCGTGGGTGCCACTGGAGGAGTGGACGCTCCTGCGCGACCCGAACCGTGTCGTCCGGAAGCGCGACGGGGACGAGCCCGGGGAGGAGATCGTCATGTTCTTCGACGGCTCCCGGTCGAACGACCACACCGCCCTTGTGGGCTGCTGCATGTCGGACGGGCACATCTTCAAGATCGGCCACTGGGCGCCGGAGAAGACGTCCGGCCTGGTGAACGTATCAAAGGTCGATGCTGCCGTCCGGAAAGCGTTCGAGGACTACCAGGTGGTCGCGTTCTGGGCCGACGTCCGCGAGTGGGAGTCGTTCACGAGGACGACGTGGCCTGAGGACCTCGGGGACGGTCTGATCCTCCCGGCGGTGCGGGGGCAGGGCATGTCGGCGTCCCTGGTCGCCTGGGACATGCGGTCGCACGCCTACCAGTTCGCTGAGGCGGCTGAGACCGCGTACGACGAGATCCAGAAGCAGGCGTTCACGCACGACGGGTCTGCCGACATGGGCGAGCACGTGTCGAACTGCCGCGTGAACGAGTTCAAGGGGCGGTTCAGCGTGAAGAAGGAGTCCCCGAAGTCCCCGAAGAAAATCGACTTAGCGGTTTGCATGATAGGTGCTAGAATGCTCTATAGGGCCGTCCTATCGTCTAAGGAGTGGGCGGCCAGGAACCAGCCTGTCGGACAGTGGAGGGCGTACCTGTAATGAGTTTTGAGAACCTCATGAGGGCGTTCGAGTCCGGCGCCCTGCGCCCCCGGGGCGGCATGGAGGCCTACTACGAGGGGCACGCCCGCGTCGCCGCTCTCGGCGTGTCCCTGCCGCCGAAGGCCCGCGTCCTGGAGGTCCAGGCCCCCTGGGCGAAGATGGCGATCGACGTCCTCACCGAGGTCCTCATCCCCTCCGGGTTCATCACCTCCTGCGAGGAGGACCTGAAGCCGATCGGCTGGGTCGAGAAGACGTGGCAGCACAACGACATGGACTCCCAGTTCAACCTCGCGGCCTCGGAGGCCCTGGCGACCGGGGCGGCGTTCTGGGTGCTGTCTCCCCCGGACGGGGAGTCCGAGTACCCCTACGTGCGGGCCCTGGACTCCAAGCACGCCTGCGTCCGCACGGACTGGCAAGGGCGCCTCCTGGAAGGCCTGGCCGTCTACCGCGTGGACGCCGATACCGTCGGCGCAACCTACTACCTGCCCGACGGCGTCGTCTTCTACAAGCGCAACGACTCCTCTCAGGAGTGGCTGACCGACGGGTCCGGGCGCCTGGACTCGTGGGGTCCGTCGATCATCCCCATGTACAACCGGGCCCGCATCAAGGACAAGTACGGGCGCAGCGAGCTCACGGAGATGGCGACGATCATCGACGCCGCCTCCCGGACCCTGACGAACATCCAGGTCGGCCAGGAGGTCGCCG